GAGGGCGAAGATCATGGAGACTATGGAGAACTAGACTGGAACGGAATGTATCTATGGGCGAGGGAATGGGGAATTCAGCCTAGCGAGTTCTGGGAAATGACCATTCCCGAGTGGTGGTTGGAATACGAGTTGAAGAAGCCGAAAGAGCCAGGCGAAACATACGCCGGGAAACTGACTAGGGCCGATGTAGAGGAACTAAAGGAACTGTTGCATGGCTCAAGTTAGCGGAATCGAAGTCAACATCACCGGCAATACAACCGGCCTTGATCGAGCACTAGGCAAGGCAGAAGGTGCTATTTCTGGATTTGCTAGAGGGGCTGCGGCCTCTATTGCTGGGGCGCTTTCCGCTGGTGTTTTTATAGCGGCTGGCAAGGCGGCTATCGATTTTTCTGACAACATTGGAAAGATGGCTCAGAAAGTCGGCATGACAACTGAAGAGTTGTCCAAGTTGACCTATGCCGCAAAACTTTCCGATGTATCACTTGGTGAATTGCAAGTAGGAGTTCAGCAGCTTTCAAAAAATATGGAAGCTGGCTCTGAAGGATTATTTGCGCTCGGCATTAGTGCAACCGATGCAAGTGGAAATCTTCGTTCTACAAATGAAGTCTTTGCAGAAATAGCAGAGGCATTCGCTGGAATGGAGGATGGTGCTGGCAAGACTGCCATTGCCATGAATATTTTTGGCCGTTCCGGCGCTCAATTGATTCCGATGCTCAACGCTGGGCGTGATGGCTTGACCCAAATGGGCAATGAAGCCCAGCGATTTGGAGTGGTTGTTACAAATACTGCAGCCAAAAGCGCAGAAGACTTCAACGACAATCTGACAAGATTAAAAACGATCTCAGAAGGCTTGGCTCAAAGCCTAGTAAATGATCTTGTCCCGCCGCTAAATGATATTCTTGAGATTTTCCTTGAATATGTTTCTAACGGAGACAGCATCGCTGGTGCTGTAGCTGGGATAAAAACAGAATTTCAAGACCTTGCGCGCGTTGTTACTGCCTCATCTAGTGGCATTGAAACATTGCGTGATTGGTACAAGGCAATTGATGACTTTGTAAAAGTATACGGTCCATTTTCTAGTGCAGCACAAAATGGATTTTTTGGATCATTTCCAGAAAACTTTGATCCAGACCCGACCGGATCACTCGCCAGCATTGACGCCTTCAATCCACAAACGGTTAACCGCGAAGAAAAAGTAAGCCTTCCAAAACAAAAAGCTCCATCGCTTTCTCGTGCGGGAGAGCAGATGAAAGAAGTCGCTGATAAAACATCTGTAGTCCCCGGCGTTGCACCATCGCAAGAGGTGGACGCATTCTATATGGCTAGGCTTGAGTCGATCCGCGAAGGATTTAAGTCTGAACGAGAAATCCTTGAAGCTGAATATGCAGCAGATATGGAACTGCTTCGCGGGCATTTGACAGGCAAGGATGAACTAGACGCAGAGTTCAAAGAACTAATGCGGCAGCGTGCGGAACAACATGCAAGCGATCTTGCTGCCATTCAGCAAGCATCTATCAGCCAGCAATTGTCCGATCTTGGTTCCGGCTTGGGCAGCATGGCCGCTGCATTCCAGAACGGCGGCAAGAAAATGCTCAAGGTATCAAAGGCATTCGCCGCAGCACAAGCCATCGTTGCCACTATCCAAGCGGCTGTTGATGCTATGAAGAACCCGTTGCTAGTTGATCCTGCATCTAAGTTCGCAGCCTATGCCGCCGTCTTTGCCAAGGGCATGAGTGCCGTGGCGGCTATCAAGGGCGTCTCCGAAGGCGGTGGCGGCGGTGGTGGTGGCGGCGGTGGTGATGGCCGTCGAGGCGGTGGCGGCGGTGCATCCGCAGCCCCGGCAGCGGCATCGCCAACGACCACGTTCCAGTTTACAATGATGAATGATCCGATGGGCTTTGGCGAGAAGTTCGCCAGACAGTTCATCGACCAGCTTAACAGCACGCAGCGCAACGGCGGCACAATTCGCGGAGTGATAGCCTGATGGCAGACATCAAGATCAGCGCACTATCAGCACTGACCGGGGCCAACACGGCCACCGATGATCTCTATGTGGTGGTGGACACAAGTGTCCCAGAGACCAAGAAGCAGACGCGCGCGGAGTTGTTTCAGAATGTCCCGGCTGCATCATTCGCAGGGGCCAACGTCTTCAACGATGCTGGCGCTGACGTAGACCAACGCATCGAGGGCGACACAGACGCCAACCTTGTCTTCGTGGACGCATCCACGGACCGCGTTGGCATCGGCACGGCAACGCCAACGGCGAAACTACAGGTGAACGGATCGTTTGCCCTTTCCCCTCCGGTGACTGTAACAACAGACTACACGGTCGCAGCTGGTGTGACATTCATCATCTCTAATCGTGGATCATCACCTAATACAATCACGCTTCCTGCCGCCGCTTCTAGTGCTGGTCGCATTCTCGTGATCTCTACTATTCAAGCGTTTACCGTTGTGTCTGCATCGTCTAATGTTGTGCCGCGTGAAGGTGGATCAGCCAGCACTCCTATTTTACCAGCGACAGACGGCGCATGGGCATTGCTTGTTTGTGACGGAACTAACTGGATCGAAATGGCAGGAACGCCGTGACCATAAGCACAGCCGGATATACCGTCTCCACGAATGAGCCGCTAAACCATGCCCGCATCTTGTGGGACATGATAACCGACACTGTCTCTGGAGATGGAACCAATCCGGCTTATGCTGCCAATGACTACACATCTCAGCGATGGGAGCTTGCACCAGGCTCGAATAACTGGACGCTTGTGGCAGCGGCAGACGTATCTATCGATTGCGTCTTTATTGCAGCGCACAACCTATCTGGCAAGGTGGTGACAATCTCCACGGCGGCAACAGTCGGCGGTGGTCACACAACTCGTGCGACGATCTCGCCAACCGACAACTCGACCATCGCAGCATTCTTTAACAACGCTGGAGCACTATACACCGTACGCGAAGTGCGAGTGAACGTGAACGATGGCACGGACATCGCAATCGGCATCATCCGCGCGGGCGCTGCATTGCAAATGCCAATCCCAATCTACGGAGGGCATAGGCCGCTCAACCTAAACCGCGTCACCGAAGCACAGCAACAGTTCTCCGAGACCGGCCAATGGCTTGGGCGAATCATCAAGAGGCGTGCCGTCACCACATCTTACGATTGGGAATATCTGACAACGGCTTGGTACGATACCTACTTCGAGCCGTTCGCCAAGACGCTGCCATTGCAGCCATTCTTCATCGCTGGCAATCCATCCAAGATCACAACCGATGTCGGCTTCGTCTGGACCGACCGAGACGTTGAACCGGTGAATATGGGCATCAAGGCTTATCGCTCTGTCAGCCTTGGCGTCACGGGATATTACTGATGACCTTTGCAGCGCGCCCCGTCGAGATTGTCGAGATCATCCAGCCGCTCTGCTCACGCACCTTCGGCGTCTCGCCGTGCAATGCAACGGGCGATGCCTGTTGGAACACGGATCGCACCTGCAAGTTCCTGTCGGCTCTTGATCTAAGCAAGTCACTGACGCTGCGATTCGTCAATGATGATGTTTACGAGTGGCAAGATAACAACACCAATCTGCTGACCGAGAATAGCAACACGCTCACCACGGAAGCGGGCGATCCGTTCCTGATTGATTACATTTACCAGCCCGCACTCGCGATCCCGGCGATGCAGAACTATCAGACGGCTCCGACCGTCCTCAACGTGGCCTCTGGATCGCGCAATAAAAGCCCGCTAGGCTATCGCGCAGTGAGCAATGTCCGCATCAAGGACTTCCCTTGGAATGACGTTGGCACCGATCCCTACGTTTCCACGAGGGCTTATGATCCGGATCAGATCGGCAGCTTCTGGAGCAAGTGGCTTGCCCGCAATCCGTATCACATCGGATACACGCTGAACATCTACGAAGGGCTGATAGGCGAACCGCTTTCGGTCATGACGCAGCGGGAATATGTGATTGAGAAGATCGACGCTGGTCGCAATGGCGTTTCGATCACGGCCAAGGACATCCTGCGAAAGATCACCGACACTAACCTGACGGCACCGTATCTGAGCCGTGGAGAACTGGCCTCGAACATCACGAACGTAGCAACAGCCATGACCGTGGCTGGCGCAACCTTGAGCGACTATCCTACGGCTGGCTATGTCAGGATCAACAGCGAGGTAATCCAATATGCCCAGCGTTATGAAACGACTGGCGGAAACATTTATTTCGACGGACTGACACGCGGTCTGGCCGGAACAACGGCAGCGGCTCAAAGTCAGAACGACCGCGTGCAACGTGTGATCTACTACAACGCCACGCCATTCCATGAAATCCTCTATGACCTTCTTGTCAACTGGGGCGGCATCCCTGCGAAGTACATCAACTTCGCGGATTGGGCGACAGCAAAGACAACATATCGGCCAGACTACAATTTCACCGCTTGGATCACCGATCCCGACAAGATCGAAGAACTCCTAGCCGAGGTATGCCTCCAGGCAGTCTCCAACCTGTGGTGGGACGAGCGAGTCCAGAAGATTCTCATGGAGCCGGTCAGGCCGCAGCCGTCACCTACGCTTTTGACTGATGACGATGCGATTGTTGCTGGCAGCTTCTCAATCGAGGAGAAGCCGGAAGAGCGTGCATCTCAGACACATGTCTACTATTTGCAACGCACGCCGATCCCGAGCGTAACCGAGAAGAGCAATTATTCCCGCGTCTCGGTCTACATCGATGTTCTGAAGCAAGTGCAATATGGTGGTGAGCCGCAGATCAGGGAATTGTTCTGCCGGTTCATTAGCACACAGGCAATCGCCAACTCCTTGGCCCAGACCTATCTTGATCGCTTCTCGGATGTTCGCAAGGAAATCACCTTCGACCTATCGGCCAAGGATGCAGCGAATATCTGGACCGGATCGGTTGTCCAGATAAGGCATTATCTTGATGTCGATTTTACAGGTGCGCCGCGCGATGGCGAATGGCTCATCACCTCGGCAGAAGTAGCCCGGAACGGTCTGACATATCGGTTCACGGCGGAAGACAACGAGAAGGGTGGCGTGATTTGGTCTTGGCTCACGGATGCTGGTCTTGATGGCAATGGCGTTGCCCAGCCGTGGCGCTGGCTCGATGATAGTGGTAATGACTTGAGCGGTACTCCTCAACCGTATAGGTGGCTTTGATGACAACATGGACGAGCATATCAAACGCAGCGGTTGCCGTCGGCGGCATTCCGTCCAGCACGACCGTAACGGCATTGCGCGACAATCCTTCGGCTATTGCAGAAGCATCTTCTGGCGCTCCTGTCATGGTATCTGGGTGGCATCCGCATGATAAGGTGTCCATTGGTGATGGCAAGACTGGATTGATTTATGATTTCGCTGTAAATGGAGTCCAAGCAAATATTACCAGTCCAAATTTCACAGATGGCTATGAATATAGAATTTTTGGAGTAGAAATCTCTCATAATAATGCAAGTTCAACAACTCTAATTGTTGAGCTTTACAAAGAAACATCTGCAACATGGGTGAGTATTGGATCATTTCCATCTAGTTCAGCTAGTTCAGAAGTGTATTTTAATGTTGACATAATTTTCCCTCGCATAAGTGGGTCTATTCATTTTGCGCCAGCTTCATGGGGAAGTGCTCTTTCGGTTTCTGCGATTGCTGGTGCCGCAGCGTTAAGTACTATTCAAAAAGTCTTGAATGTTCGTGTTAGATTTGCTGCGGGCAGTATTGACTCAGGTAAAATCTGGATGTTCCGCCGCCGCGAATATGCCTCTTCTCCGTGAGACATTGACATGATTGACGATCAAACACTCAAGGTTCTAAACGCGATCATGCAGTGGATTATCATGCCTGTGGCTGCGTTCGTGTGGGTAATCTACCGGAACCAGCAGCAGCACGAGACGGCCATCGCCGTCTTGCAAGCGCAGACCGAGACTGCGCGCACGGCCCACGACCGCGAGATCAAGGAGATCCGCGAGACAACGCGGGCCATCATGTTGAAACTTGACAGCATCGAGGAGGCACTACGCAAATGAAGCTTAACAGCGCATCCTTCGCCAAGCTGAAAGGCGTTCATCCCGATCTGGTGCGTGTGGTCAATCGATGCGCTGGCGATTGGAAGGATGCCGACACAGGCTTCATAGTCACCTGCGGCGTTCGCACTCTTGAGGAGCAGAAAATACTCAAAGCGAAGGGCGCATCAAAGACGTTACGGTCTCGCCATATTCCTGCGGCAAATGGTTTTTCACACGCTGTTGATTTGGCTTGCACGATCAAAGGCCAGGTGCGCTGGGACTGGCCTTTATACGATAGCCTGGCCAAGCGAATGAAGGCAGCGGCAAAGGCTGAGAGCGTGTTGCTAGAGGCCGGGGCGGATTGGCCTAAATTTCGGGACGGCCCCCACTTCCAGCTTCCTTGGGCGCAATATCCGGGCACAAAAAAATGAAAAAGCATCCTACCCTTCCTCTATGGGCCACTGAGAACGGCGAAATATACGGCCCGCGCGGGCTGCGCTCCCCGCATCTTGATAGGTATGGATACTTGCGTCTTAGCTGCAAGAAAGATGAGCGTCACATAAAAATTACCGTTCACCGTGTTGTTGCGGAAACGTTTTTTGGCCTAGCGAATGGCATGACTGTAAACCACAAGAACGGCGATAAACGTGATAATCGCGTAGAAAATCTTGAGTACGTGACCGCAAGCGAAAACACGTCGCACAGTTTTAGAACGGGTTCCCGTCGACTTTGCCACCCGATTGTTTTTGACGGCGTGCTATACTATAGCCGCCGCGAACTAGAGCGCCAAACTGGTATTAAACGTCGATAACCAACTGCCGTGGAAGCAATATCCCGGCACAACCAAAGGAAGCAAGTGATGACAAAAGAAATGGTTTGGGGCGTTGTTCGCGCAGTTCTCGCAGCTGGTGGCGGCTATGTTGTCGGTACCGGAGTCATTGA